TTTNTGTGACTACCATGTATACGGCAAACTATCTGCCCGTTATAGTAGTCGTCTGACTCTAATACTCTATGATTAAATTGTTCTCTAGCTTCTATGTAACTACAAGCTGCCTTTGATGTACAATAAAATAATATTTCTCTTGTAAAGTTGTCTGAGCCTAGCTCTGCAATGTCTCGGTTGAGTTGATCGTTACTGCCGAAATAAGTTTGCCAGTCTGAATCTATTTTGCTTCTGATTCGTTTGCGTTTTTTGTTGCCATTCTTTTGTTTTACTACTCGATATGTTGTTTTACTAAATTTTGCTAATTTTTTGCCAATATACTTTCTGCCGGTGAGTCCATTTACAATAATGTAAACAAATCCAATACAATCTTCGGGTAGTGCTACTACTTCCGTGCCTTTATAAGTCCACACTATACTGCTAACTTCTTACTAATTGCGGTCCTGCCTAATACCCAACTGTCGCCTGGACATTCTCTACTTTTCTGAGATACGCCGTCTTTGCTCCACCATCTATTTCCGATTGTTGCTTGTGTACGCTTAATAATAACTTCTTGCGACTGCTTCCGGCCAGACATTGTCGCTGATTGTTTTAACTTTTGAGTCTCTGATTTAGGTTTTCCTTTTGCTGCCAGCGACATATTTAATTTGTGTTCTGCTGATTTGGGTTTTCCTTTATTTCCTTTAGCATTTTTATTGCCTAACATTGTATTAGAAGACACACCTTCACCACCGTCAGTTTTATTTCTTAATATTCCTGTTTTTAAATCTTTCCTGCCATACCAACGAATCATTCGTCTTTCAATAGCAAATGCTCCAAGCTCGGTAAGTCCTGACTCTAATATTATTATTCTATCAGTAGGTGGAACCTTTACTTTGTGGTCCTTGGATTTATGTCTCAAATCGTGCCCCTTGCCTATGTAATACGGCGAACCGTCTACTCTTAAATAAGCATACACATAATAAATATTCATTGCTGATAGTCCTATAAACTGTTAGAGTTAGCGGATACTCTAATATCGCGGCTAACACTACTATTTAGCTGATTACCAACACCGGTTAATTTTTCCTAACAAATTGTCATCATGCTATCTCTACGTCCGTATTGTAACTTGTAAAGCCACCTTCTTTTATAACCTTAAGAATGTTTTCTACTCGACCAGCTAGCTCATCTCTATGACTTACTAGCCAAATTGACTTATGGCGTTCTCTAGACATTTGTTTTAACAAGGCCAGGGCATTTTCTACACCTGCTGTGTCTAGTCCGTTATCGATCATTTCGTCTATGAACAACAAATTAATAGGTTGATATAAACTTTCAAACACATCACGGAATGCCCAGCTCATGCTTAGGATTAGTCGATTGCGTTCACCTCTGGATAAGTTGTCAAAGTCCAGCTCTCTACCCAGCTCTTCAATGCTGACAGTCAAGTCGTTTTGGAATACCACAGTGTGCGGCAAGCCCACACGATCCAAGTAGTGGGTGAGTCGAGCATTTAGATAGCTAAGATTTTGTTCAATAATCTTTTTACGGATAAAACTATCTTTGCTTGTAAGCAATTTGAGTAGGAACTCCTGGTGTTCTTGCAAGCGAGTAAGTTCATTTAGTGTATCATATGTTACTTCTTGTAATGCTTGCTGTTGCATTTCGGTAATCTGCTCACTGTAAGGGTCTGCTTCTGCTTGTTTAGAAACAATTTGTTGTTCTAAATTAGTCAATGTAGCCTGGTGCTGAATAGCATCAGACTCTTTGTCATAAAACATCTTAGGCGGTTTACCTAACGTGCCCAAGGACGTGTGGGTAGTCTCCAGTTCTGATAAGAGGTTGCTGTAAGTTGCGCTGCCCTCTCGAGCCGAGACCAAATCAGCCTGCTTCGCTTCCATAACCCGTTGGTGCTTACTATCGTGGAAGGGCTGACCACACGTATGACATTCATGGTTAGCGAGCGTTTCAATTTCTTTTGATAGTTTGGCTGCCAGCTTTTCCTCCCTGCTGATATCCAGTTTGACTCGTGAGATCTGACTCGATAGTTCGTTGATATCCTTGCGCTTTTGATCCCATTCCTTGTGATCTTTGTGCGCTTGGATCTCCACTTCAATTTGTATCGTCTGTAACGCCTTAAGGGCTTTCTCAAGTTCTTTGATATCTTCGCCATGTTTAGTAACCCATAATGTTTGTCTACGTTTTAAACTTTCTACTTGTTCTTCTATACGTTTGTTGGCTTCTTGTTCGGCACGGATACGAAATTCTTCTTGTTGTATTGCATCTTTAGTTTCTTTATTGAGTTCTTTGATGCGATCAGCACGTTCACTTAGTTGTGTAATGCCTAACAACTGTTCAATAATTGTGCGCTGGTCGTTAGCTTTAAGACTTAAGAATGGTTCTGTGTAGGTGTTAAGAGCAAGAATATGCTTAAACATATCGTGGCTAAGGCCTAACATCTGTTCTATAGCATCTTGTGTTTCTCTCGAATCACCTTGAGCCTCATCTGTGACCACTTGCTCTTGATTGTTTACAAAGAATCTAAGTAAGTTAGGTTTACGTCCACGTTCAATTCGATATTCTTGTGTGCCTACCATAAAGTCTAAACTGACCAACATGTTCTTACTATTGGTGCGATTTATAAGGTTGTCTTTTCGAATGTTACTCAGTGCTTGTCCATATAGTGCATACGATAGAGCATTTAGCAACGATGTTTTTCCAGTTCCATTTCTTGATCCATCTCCGCCCAAATCTAGATTTTCTCCAAGCACCAAAGTTAAATCTTGCCGATCAAAATTAACCGCCTGGGTGGCATTACCGATAGACATAAAATTCTTTATTGTAAGATTTTTTAATTTGATCAATTTACTCTTTCTTTACATTTATTAAAATGCCATCGTTTCATTGATAGACCTTTTCCGTTAATGCCGCAATGCGGACATTGTATTAATACATTGTTTATTTCTTGTCGACGCTTGTGTTCGTGGTCACTCAGATTTTTAGGAACACCAGTTAACTTGTCACTTACCTTTTTACGAGAAGCGTCGCTCCACCCATGCGGAGCATCCATACCTTTTTTGGCCTTAGAAATATTATTTTTTCTCTCTTTGGTCATTGGCCCTCTTTTTTCTGCCAATTGTTCTCGCTTTTTCTTAGCATTTTCTTCACCGTAAATTTCTTCATATGTTTTTCCAGCTTTTGCTTTACTTAAATTTTTACGATGCTCATCAGTAAACGTCATACCGGTTCGCCAAGTAGATATTGCCAATCGTACCTCTACGGTCATAACAGGGCCCCAAGCATGTAGTCTGTTATTAGTTAAGATACCGTCTTTATCGATATTCTCTCTACCTAATTCTATAATTACATCCTCTTCAAACCTGTAAGCATCTTTTTCAAACATATTTTTGATTAACTTAACAGCAATGGGTTCATATCCTGCCGATCGAATCTCTGCTATTCTAGCATTCTTCTTTACACCGTTAGCAGACCCTTCTTTTAAATGTTGCAGCATACGGTTGTTTTTTCCTTTACCTATATAAAACGGCAAGTTAGTTCTTGGATCAATCAAAGCATAAACATAGTAAATATTTTCCATACAACTCCATTAAGTTATCTTTACGTATTTAGCATGTTCTATAGGCTCTGGTAGATTTTTAATAACAACTTAGGATCGTAAAATTCACTTTCAATATTAGTAAGCTGATCAGTAACAATTTGATCTACTGATTCAAACTTAACTTCTCCAGGCGCCATGTCGATATCAATGTCTGTGCGCTTGCTAGGTATTAGGGCCATTTCACGCAGGTTATGATCTCGAACAAATGTATCTTTAATAAAGTTTGCTTCTTCGTAGCTAATATCAATGTCTAATTCTACACGAACATGCATATTGGGTTTAAGTATGTTAGCACCATTGTCAATTGCTTCACTTAACTTCATTACACGATATAACGGTTGTCCTGGCCAAGAAAAATATTGATCTGGCATGCCCCACTCTTTGATCATCATACCACGTTCGGCGTCGCCTGCGTCGGCAAAGTTATGCGGAAAGCAGTTACCGATGTAGTTAATATTCTTTTTCTGTTGTCGTAAGTGGAAATGGCCTGAGTAGACACTTTCAATTCCGCTAAAGTTTTCTACCTTGAGTTCGCCGTGATCGGGCATTTCCACCATGGCATTCATTTTAAAGTGTGGCAGTTCAAAGTGCCCAAACATGTACCTGGCTGTCATTTTGGCCAGCTTTTTGTGATCATCGCCTACCAACCAAGGCGCAATAATAACATCACCGTCCTTGAAAAAGTCATTGACAATGACAATGTTAGGAATGTGTTTGGCCCATTCGGTTGAATAGATATCGCGTTTGTCGCGATAGTATAGGTCGTGATTGCCTGGAATAAAATAAAAACGTTCAAATGCCTGACTCAGCTTTTCCAAACTACGCAAACTATACTGTAGTGTCTGCATGTTAATGGCCGCACGTTGATGGCTCCAATCGCCTAGGAACATGCCAGTTTCGCAACCTTGTTCTTTGGCTGTGGCAATAAACCAATCGATAAAATCACTACAGTCTTGATTGTGTTGTAGACTATTTGATTTCAGTCCAAAATGTATATCTGTGCAGACAGCTACTTTTTTAAATAGATTCATAACAGTTAGTTTAACATATACCCCATTGCATTTGCAATCTCTTTGTGGGCCAAACGAAGATCTTGATTTCTAATCAAATCAATTTTTTTAATATGGTCAACGAAATCAATATTATTTTTACCATTACTATTTTGTATCATTGATATAACAACATCAATTTGACTTTGGTGCTCACCAAAATTGTATCTAGTAAGTCGATTCAGCACTAGTTCTTTGGCCGGTTGCGTCAGGTTGGTAATGCAATAGTAAGAAGGAGACCAAACAACATTGATCCACCAACTGTCAAAATTTTCTGAATTGTACCACTCACAGATTTCCGGCAAGTATAGAACATTCATAATGTTTACTGCGGTGCTGACCTGTGTCTTGAAATTTGGTCCTCTTTCCTGATTAAATCGCCGAATGTTTTTTACAACCTGGTTCCAATTAGCACCATTGCGTTGATATTCAAACCTGTCACCAATGTCATCTATGCTCAAATCAAGATGAACCAATTTAAACTTTTTCCACAGCTTAAAAATCGATTCGGGACACTGTGTGCCATTGGTATTGTAGCGTAAGGTTATATTTTTTGCACAATCTAAATCTATTGCAGTTTTTAGTACTCGATATTGATCAGGCAACATCAACGGCTCGCCTCCAGCAAATTGGCAGTAAATTAAATTGGGAAGAAGTTTGGCAAACTCATCCCAAAATACCGGTTGAGTGTTGGGCCAATTTCCGTTGCGTAATGAAATATATGCTGGATGTTTTTTCTTATCTACTGAACTGGGTAAATTAGCAACGGACTCCACAGCCCATGACGAGCTTGATCCCGAGCTGCAAATCCTGCAACTTAGATTACATAAATTTCCCAGTTTAAGATCCAGCGATGTAATATTTTCTGTTGTTTCAGATTCATAGTCGATATCATACAGCTTGTCTCTCAGCACCCAATTATACAATATTCTATCGCTTCGTTTGCCCATAGCTTCTTCCGTCCAGCATTTACTACATCCGGTATTTTTCTTGCCATCACGAAAATCTTGTCTTAAGGTTTTCATCGACGTAGACATATAGATGTCATCGATTGAAAATAATTCTGCACGGTTCATGTTGAATTCTTTTCCAGCATGATCGACAATTGCTTCTGAATACAAACAACAGGGTCTGACAGCGCCATTGGGTCCGAATTCCAAATGGTTCCACGGATACATGCACATGGTCTCTGGTGGATTCAGTAAAGGACGATGGTCAACAATTTCCTTGATACAGTCTGCATCGGCTATATCTATGTTGCACAATTCAAACTTTGTTGAGTCAGTGCTGTATTTTGCATGTACGGTATCCAGGGTCTCTTTGGTTTTACTGTTGGTATTACACAGCACTATAAAACAGTTAGTGATATCCAACTGCTGGACAACACGTTGTAGATGAGCCAATAAATCGTAAGGAATTTCACCTTGAAACGCAATTACTATACGCTCATTTGGTGCGTATTCGCTTTTGTAACATTGTTTAAGGGTTTTGTATAAACTTGAACTTGGAAGAAATAAAAACTTTTTAAGGTATATTATTTCTCCAAAGTTATAACCTGTTAACTTAGGATACATTTTAAGTCTCGTTGTTGTATTCGGCGATGTCAATATTTGTGACCACAGCACCGTAGTTGGGATTCTTTTTACCAGCGTTCTGACGAGTCCATGATGGATTAAGTCCGGCCTGTTCCAACATGTCATCACGAATGTTTTGATTCTTTTTCTCTAGATTGAGAATACGAGTAAAACTATTAGTGATAGCCGCTGTGTAGTAAGCAAACGGATTTTGACTTTTACTTTCATCAAACTGTAGGCCAATTTGACTGAGCTGTAATAGAGCTTGACCGCGCATTTCTTCATTGTAGGTATTGCCGGTAAGGTAGACCTTGCCATTACGACGAGCAACAAAGCTGCCATATTCGGTTTCTGGACACCAGACCTGACCGTTGTACGGAACTGTTGGAACATTTGGAAAAGCAACTTTACCTTGACTTCGATCAATCCCTTCGCCATTGTTTAAGCCCCCGTTAAAATTCAAACACGCACCGAGTGTTTTATTGCCACGTTTGGAAAAAATATTAATAGAATAGAAATTTACCAACTTGCCAAATGCCGGATGGTCGGTAACATAGTGATAATTTGATTTCTTTCCAGACATGGTCAACAACGCCTGAAAGAAATCAATGTGTTCTTTGTCTTTCTGGCAGTACGACATATGGCCACCCGTTCTCCGCCACCCATCTCCGTCGACCATGGTGTTTATTAATAGTTCGCGCTGATCCTGGGTTAATTTAAGAATGAAGTCCATTGTTAAATTTTTGGTTGGAAAAATTTTAAAAATCTCATTCGATGCAGGTCTAGACAATAAAAAACTAAGATTTTTCTTTTGTAAAGCCTCACTAAATTTGAACCCTAGTGTAGTTAAACATTTACGAATTCGATCTGCCTTGACTCCGGGATTTTGATAAATTGTTACCAGCTGTTTCTTTGGTTGATAATTCCCTTCGGTCATGATCCAACCCGCAAGTTCAACAAATGAGTCGGTGACTGTCTTTTCTGTTGGCGCCGATACTGCATTGCCCATGACAATCACTTGGTCACTTTGTTTGACCAATTCTACTTCAACCAGGCCACGAGCAGTTACAAGTTTATGGTTGGGAGTAATCAAGGAATCAATGCTTCTTGAGGTGATGTAATGCATTGGGCCATTATAATCGCCGCGATAGATTGATTTAATTGCCGACCAGGTTAGATTTTTATTACTATATGATAAAATGGTATCATCATCGGTGATTTGATTGATTCCTAACCAACCTCTTTGCGTCAAGGCTTCGGTTTCGGTGTCAACACAGTAGCCACGCCAGTTACTACGAGTAGCATAACGTTCGCACAGTTTCATATACATGGTGGCTAAGGTGCGTGTAGCATTGCCGTGATCTTTACTAAACTCGCCCGACTCAAAATCACCAATCCAGTGACTCTTGCCTACCTGGAATGGTTCTTTATTTTCATCTAATCTGTAGTGATAAAATGGTGGAAAGTTTAAACGAACATGTTTAGGATCTAAAACAGGTTCTTCGAGCAACTCAGCCAGTGGGTCATCTTCGGGCAGGTCTAATTCGAAGATATCTTCAATTTTCTTCTTCTTTGTAGCAGATTTAGGTACTTTTTTAGGTGCCATTGGTATATGATCCCAACAGGTAATTCTAAACACTAGATCGGTATTTGGAATCTTTTTTGGATCAACAATAACACCTTCGCGTTTAAAACGATCGGCTCGATTACGGCGTGCTTCTGCTATTGTGCGTTGATTAATTTTAGCTAAAGTAGGCAAAATAATGTCATATTGATGATCATTTACTGGATCTGTATATGTGCAATATGTATTTTTGCTTAGGTGTATTTGTTTTAAAATGTCACGATTATTTAAATAATTCGTTTTTGCTGGTGTTCTTGGCAAGGATGATGTGGCCACTAATATGTCTCCTAATAGTATATTTATTGTAGCACAAAAACCACAGATGTCAACCTTTTAATCATTATCTGGGTGGTTTATTTTTTCACTAAATATTGTATAGGAAACATGTATGGCCGACGAAAATATAGACTACGCACCAGCAGATGTAAGCAATCCACCCGATCCACAGGTTAGTGCCGGGGAAGATCCAGCGGTTCCTGCCAGCGATGTTCAAACTAGTCCAGCTCCGGTTGATCCTGTTACCGACCCAACGTCAGCATTTACAAATCCTAGTGCTGGTGGTTCGTTTAGTGGTGCATTGTTTGGGCTTGGTGCTGCTGGCGCTGCCGCGGCAAGAACCACAGTTGGCGCAGCCCAAATGGGCGACCAACCACAGATTTCCAACCTACAATTTGCCGCTAATACTGATTGGCGTGTAACTTTAAGATTAGCCCCAGGCGCAACATATTTGTATAATGATCCACAGGCTGGATTGTTACAACCGTTAAAAGTAACCAATGGCGTAATATTCCCATATACTCCAGCCATTAGCACGGCCTACAAGGCCAATTACAGTTCATACGACTTGACGCACAGCAACTATCGCGGATATTTTTATCAAAATAGTTATGTAGATGCAATTAACATGACTGCAACATTTACCGCTCAAAGTACCAGCGATGCAGCCTATGTATTAGCAGTCATACACTTTTTCCGTTCAGTAACCAAGATGTTTTACGGTCAAGATGCCAAACGGGGCAGTCCGCCTCCATTGGTATTTTTAAGCGGTCTTGGCGATTATCAATTTAATAATCATCCTTGTTTAGTACAACAATTTAACTATACGTTGCCACCCGACGTTGATTATATCAGCTCTGGAACCCCTAATAATTTAGGCTTAAATTTACAACCATTGCAGAATTTATACTCGACTACACTTAATGCCGTGGCGCCGACTGTGACTCGGTTGGCCAATGCATTTTTGCCGCCAGGCGCCCAGAATGCTTTACCATCCCCACTACAATCCTTACTAAGTAATCCAACATACGTACCGACTAAAATGGATATGACTATTACCTTATTACCGGTACAAAGTCGTCAACAGGTCAGTCAACAGTTTAGCCTTAAAAACTTTGCCAATGGTCAATTACTCAAAGGAGGATTCTGGTAATGGCATCTGCATACTCTTCTACTAGTCCTTATTATACTACAGGCTATAGTCAATTCTTCTTAGATGTCATGGTCAACAGACCCATACCTAAAGCAGTTGACGACTTGTTGTTTACTATCAATCAAACCTTTCAATACAGACCAGATTTGTTGGCCTATGACCTGTATGGTGACTCTGCCCTGTGGTGGGTGTTTTATCAACGCAACCCAAATACTCTACAAGCACCACCATTAGATTTCGCCGCAGGTACTGCAATTTATTTGCCTAAACTGGCTACGCTTCAATCAGTGTTAGGATTCTAACATGGCCGACAATTCAGTACCAGCAAATCCATTAACAATTGGTCAAAGCCAAGCAACAACCTGGTCGCCCGCGACTCTTAATGCCAAGGCAGCATCTGACGCTGCCTTTGCTGATTCCAAGGATGCATACGCCGCGTGGGCGGCAGCTGGCAAACCAGAATCTGGACCAGAAAAACAAGCGGTAGTCGATGCGTTAAACACTAGCCAAGCCGCCCAACAAGCAACAGTTAACGCAATGAATAATGATCCTCAGGATACCCCTGTGGCTCCACCAAACGCTGGACAAATTGCCAAAGACGATGGCCCTACTACAAATTCTAGTCCTGGAGCAGGTGCCGGAACCACTAACAATGCCGCTACTAGTGTAGGAGCAGATGATAACCCTGGTGCATCTAAAACAACAGCACAGCAAGTGATAAATCAAGCATTTGGGACAGCAACAAACTCACGAATTATAACACAGCCAAATGTATTGGATCAGTATGCCAGTTACACATATTCTATCAGTTGGTATCTATTAAGCCCGGCACAATATAATAGTTTATACACTTCGATGAAGGTGAATACTATAGGGTGGCAGTTACTAATGCAAAGTGGTGGTATACCTGTTGGCAATCGAAATCAATTTTTCCCTGTTGATTATTATATGGATGATTTAGAAATTGATAGTGTGGTGCCGTTACACGGTACAAATATGATAAACTCGGCTACAGAACTTAAATGGAAAGTTACTGAACCTAACGGCATAACGTTAATAGAACAATTATATAAAGCTGTTAAAAGCGTTACTACAGGTACTCCAAACCCAAATTATCTAACTGCACAGCATTGTTTAGTAATACAATTTTATGGATATGATAGTCAGGGCAATCTAGTAGCCCCTGCAACCGGGCAAACAACCACCACAGGTCAACTTAGCAATACCAACCCCAAATCAGTTATACAAAAATATTATCCATGTTTAGTCACAGATATAAAATTTCGAGTAGCCAACAAAGCCATAGAATATTCAGTCTCAGCAAAACCTCTGGTGCATTTTTATAATGCCAGTACTGACCGTGGNACAATACCGTTTGCCTTTAGTTTGTCAGGACAAACAGTGGCTCAACTATTAGTAGGTGGCACAGTGTCGGCTGCCGACATAGCACAGTTTGAACCAGGTGCTAGACAAGAAAGGCCAACACCATCGTCAGCAAGCATACCTCCTTCTGCACCGGCTATAGTACCTCCTACATTAGGATCAATAGTAACCGGTCAAGATAATCCACTGGCTACTTCTGGCGGCATGGATTTTACAAACTTATCAGGATAAAATATTATGCCATCATTCGACCAAGCCTTTGCGGCAGCTAATCCTAATAAATCAAACCCGAATAGCGACCAAAAACCATACACACCGTTATCTCAACGGGAAGGTGGCTGGGCTGGAAGTGCGGCCGCTGCCGCAAGTGGCACCGCTCCTGCATCAGCCGCTGCAGCGCCAACTGCAACCGATAAAGTTTTTGCTGGCTTATGCGAAGCGTTAAATGCCCACCAGCAGTATCTTGTACAAACAGAAAAAGCACAGATTGCCGATGTATATTCAATACAGTTTACATCCAATGGAAACTTAGGTGCGTTTCAAGTAGTACGACCNGGGCAAACTGATTTAAGTAATACTGCCACTACAAATCCTAACACCGCNGCCGCTAAAATTGACCCAGCCCAACAACAAGTAAACACTAACAGTCAAATTTGGCAGGTAACCGCAGGTACACAGATTATTCAATTGATTGATCAAATTATGCGTGGCAGTAGCTATATAACCGGTCAGCAAAATGCTCAAATTAGTCCAGTATATGATCCAAAAACTGGATTACAAACACAAACGGCTAATCCAAAACCCGGTAATGGAACAACCGCGTGGTATAAAGTTACACTGCAAGCAAAAGATTTGGGCTATGACAATATAAGAAAAGATCATGCATACAATATGACATTTATTGTTGCGCCTTATGCAATTACACAAATGGCTAGCCAGTACTTTCCTGACAGTCGATATCGCGGCAGCCACAAAAGTTACAATTATTGGTTTACTGGATTAAACACACAAATTTTAAATTTTGAACAAGAGTATAATAGTTATTATCGTTTGACTTTAACCGGTGCTGGTAAAAATTTGGCAGCCAAAACAACCCATGATTTTAGAGATCAATATCGTAGGACCTACATGGCCGCAAGCGAAAATCATGCTCAAGGTCAACCAGGCGATGCTAATAATCCTGGCGACAGTGGTGCAAGTTTTCTATACAGTCCAACAGACCAAGCAAAAGTAAATTTAAAAATTGTAGGTGATCCTGCATGGATGCAACAAGGTGAGGTTGGTATAGGTATGGTTGCTAATGCTTTTAATTTTAATCCGTATCTTGCTGATGGTACTATTAATTACGATAGTCAAGAAATAGTGTTTGATGTTAGTTTTAATGCACCACAAGATTATAATTTTAGTACCGGTATTGTAGATGTTAATTCTAAAACTGGCCAACCGCAAGAAAATTTTACCTATACTGCAATCAAATGCAAAAATACTTTTAGTAAAGGTCGGTTTGAACAGCAATTAGAAGGACGATTATTAATTGAATATACTAAAGATGCGGCCGCTACAAAGGCCGCGGCTACCAATGGAAGACCCGGTGCGCCTCTTGCCCCAACAGTTACTGGTAGTCGAGACACAACAAATAGCGTTGTTAGTGCAGCCGACGAAGCAAATCCAGATTTATGGAATGACGGCACTGCGACCCAAAGTACCGGTGCGAGAACTGAGGATGAATTTAACGCCGATAATCCGCCAACACCGCAACCCGCTGCACCCCCTGGGAATCCGACATCATCCGGCGATATAGATGTATTTGCCGGATTAGCCGGAACTGCACCACCAGCGTCTGGTGGTGGCAGTGGAGAAATAGTAGCAACACCACCACAACTAATAGCACAGGACGATAATTAATGGCCGGCGAAAATATATCAAAAACAACNGGGCAACCCAAGAATTATAAATTTGATCGTGGNGGTATGCCCACGGAGTTTGGTCCATTTATTGGCCGAGTAATGAACAATGTTGATTCTGCTCGTACTGGCAGACTACAAGTTTATATTGAACAATTTGGCGGGTCAGACCCGACCAACAAAGATTTATGGCGGTATGTAAATTATTGCCCGCCGTTTTATGGAGCTACTCCTAAAGGTGGTAGTGCTGGTACCGGAACATTTGTACAGGGTAATCAGCAAAGTTACGGCATGTGGTTTACACCTCCTGATATCGGAGTCAGTGTATTATGTTTCTTTGTAGCAGGAGATCCTAAACAAGGATATTATGTAGGTTGCATACCAGACCAGGGAATCACACATATGATTCCGGCGATCGGGTCGGTTACTAAGTCACAAGCACTTACACAAAANAAAGACCAGGCTAGTTATTTTGGCGGAGCNGCAAAACTACCTGTAACAGAAATTAATAATACTAACTTAAAAATTGCTGACAATCCTAAATACTTTGAGCAACAAAAACCAGTGCATTCTTATGTAGCAGGCGTGTTATTTCAACAAGGACTAATCAATGATGAGGTCCGAGGATCAATCGGATCAACTAGTCAACGAGAAAGTCCAAGTAATTGTTATGGTATTAGCACTCCGGGTCGCGCAATTTATGCAGGTAGTATACTCAAAGATGGTGATGCTAATGTTAATAGTAAATCGCTAACAGGCGTAAAACCAGCCGACGCCAATGTCATTGGCCGCCGCGGAGGCCACACGTTTGTCATGGATGATGGTGACCTACAGGGCAACGATAATTTAATACGTATCCGTACCTCCAAAGGTCATCAGATAACTATGAGTGATGACGGTAACTGTTTTTATATTTGTCACGCCAACGGCCAGGCCTGGATAGAGTTAGGTCAAGAAGGTACNCTGGATGTATATGCTACTAATAGTATTAACCTACGCACACAAGGCACATTAAATTTACACGCAGATCAAGACATCAACATGTTTTCAGGTGGCAATCTTAACATAAAAAGTACCAACGCAACTACTATACAAAGCGAGAGTGATTTAAGTTTATCAAACAAAGGTCAGTTAAGTTTGTTTAGTCAAGGCGGAATTGGAATAAAAGCCATTGGTACTTTAGCAATTAGTAGTCAACTTGGCAGTTGGGCCACAAGTTCAACTCTGAGTTTTAATGGAGAAAAAATACAACTTAACGGCGGCCAAATAATTGAGGTGCCCGCGCCAAAAGGGTTAACCACATATATACAACCTAACACAGAATTTAATACTACCACAGGATGGGTAGTTTCTCCTAGTGGCACAGAAAGTATTGTAACACGGGCACCCACCCACGAGCCATATCCGTATCATAATATGGGTATTGCTAACTCAGTAAATCTTGGTGATGGTAGTGGTAGTCCTCCGCCAGATGCACCAGATGTTCCAGACGGGGTTACAATTACAGCAGAATGAGTCAATTTAAATATACCCTTCCTTCCGGTGCAAAGTTTACCATGAATACTCCTGCTGGAACGACCCAACCACAGGCTGATAAAATATTTTATACTCAAGTGGCCGCAGGATCTTTGGTAGGATTTACCGCCGGACAAAGTATAAGCAGTACGCAGTCAACCGCGGTTAAATTTGCCCTTAGTCGGTTGGATCGTGGTACTGCTGGAGTTCCTGATACTGTTATTTTGGCCATCGTTAACGGATTACCTACAATTACAGGTATACCATCACTAGTAAATATTCCTTTACAAAATCCAATTACCGCGGCCAATATTGCCAGCATTAAATCCACTAGTTTTACTCCCGCACCGATTGGGCCATTAAGTTCAAGTCAGGTACAGGGAATAATGGCCCAGGTAGCAAACTTTGTTAACCAACCAGCCAATGTTATGACCAATGACAAAGGTGTTGGCCAGTATGGATTAGATTGTCAGCAATTGGAACAAGCCGGTTATGTTAAACCCGGGACCTATCAACAATTTATATTTGATCCAAGTCCGTTAACTGATGTAATGTCTGCTCCTGGGATTTTTACAGGACTAAACGGAATTAACACCGCTCGAGAATTTCTCAATAATCCAGCTGCACAAAATGGAGCTATGAGCTCATTGATGACCAATGCCTATAATAGTTTAACAGCCACCGGTACTATCACACCACCAACTGCTTCGTCGGTGAGTGCATTAGTGGGGAAAGTATATACCCAAAGCGGATTACAATCTCTGTCAGCGGTAAGTGCCGCCAGTGGTATATCTTTTTCTATACCCAATCTTAGTAGCTTAACCGCAGGCTTGCCTAATTTAAGCAGTTTAACATCTGCACTACCCGATGTCAGCGGAATAACCACAGCCTTAGCCAATTCGCCAGTGGGGGGGTTGTTGTCTTCGGCAACTACAAATTTAAGTACCTTGGCTTCTGGTGCTGTAAACATTCCCGGAGTAGGAAGTCTGCAAAATATAAGCGGTGCAGTTGATAAATTAACCGCGGGAGTAACTGCTGATGTTGGCGCATTGATTACAAACGCAAGTAAGTTCGGTACTGCGGCAGCCGCATCATGGGCCAGTAGTTTACCCAGCATTAGTAGTTTAACTTCTAATTTGCCTAGTATCAGCAGTTTAACATCTGCATTACCAACTCTTCCAGGTCTGCCCAGCGTGGCATCTCTTACAACAGATCTCAATGTGCTAGGCAAGGCCGCACAGTTTGCCACCGGAGCCACAAATCCGTTAACCAGCCTAAGTAACCTGGGCAGCGTAAATTTACCTAGTTTAAGCAGCTTAACAGCAGGCCTTCCAAGTTTAAGTAGCTTATCATCTGGCCTGCCTAGTCTAAGTAGCCTATCTTCTGGCCTACCCAGTCTAAGTAGTCTAGCATCTAGTTTGCCAAGTCTAAGTAGTTTAACTTCTAAATTGCCCGATTTAAGTGCGTTAACTGCTGGCTTGCCAAGTTTAAGTAGCCTCGGAAATCTTGGCAGCTTGTCAAAGTTAACTGATTTGTTTGGCGCAGGAGCCGGCAGTTTACTCGGTGGGTCAACTGATCCGTTAGTTGCCGCTACGTCGCCTGGCCCAGGATTTAACAATACTGTAAATCGAGCCACATTAGATGCGGCTACTAACCGAATATTAGGCAATCCTAAAATTCCTACACCAAGTTTTGACTATCCAGATCCTAATTCACCTTCTGCAAAAGCTGCACTTGATATTGATTACGCAAAAACAAAACTACAAGAGTTGCAGGGACAAGGAACAGCATTGCTTACTCAAGCACAAGGCACCGTGGACAGCGCCGGTAGCGGGATACCAGTGTTTAAAGCATCTCAAGTTAATCAAATTCTTGGATAATTTTAATAGAGTAAATACAAGATGCCTACATTTATTGGATTTAACACAATCAATCAAAACAAAAAGTTTACCGCTGTAGACTTTAATTTGATTAAAATTGACCTACTTAATGCGTTTAACATACGCCAAGGCGAGCTAGTTGGCCGCCCTGGGTACGGTACAGTACTTTGGAATTATCTGTTTGAGAATCAAACACAAGAAACACAACAATTAATCTACGCTGAAATACAACGAGTTTGTGCCGGGGATCCTAGGATTTTTATCAGCGGCATACAAATGTTCCCCCAAGAAAACGGCCTGCTTGTACAAGTAGGTATTGCTGTAGTGCCTAGTACTAATGCTCAAATGTTAAGCATCTTTTTTAATCAACAACAGCGCACAGCTACCTACGTTTAACTACCCAGTTTATTAAAACCATAAATACTCTAACACTGGAATAACTATGGCCACTACCAATACAACTTCGGGATCAACTACAGCGGTAACAACCACAAGGCAAACCGTAATATTTGGCGTCGAAGATTGGAAACGAATTTATCAAACCTATCGTGAGGCTGATTTTCAAAGCTACGATTTTGAAACTTTACGCAAAAGTTTTGTAGACTACTTACGCTTATACTATCCAGAAACCTTCAATGATTACATTGAAAGTTCTGAATTTATTGCCCTACTAGACGTTATGGCTTTTATGGGGCAAAGTCTGGCATTCCGTACTGATTTAAACGCTCGTGAAAATTATATGGACACGGCCGAACGCCGTGACAGCGTAGTTAAACTGGCTAATTTAGTAAGTTATACACCCTTACGCAACACAGAAGCCAGCGGATATCTTAAGGTATTTTCTGTTTCTACCACAGAAGATATTGTAGATTATAACGGTATTAATCTTGCTAATCTTACAGTTAACTGGGCTGATCCAACTAATCTTGACTGGCAAGAACAGTTTATTTCAATTATTAATGCTAGTTTGGTTAATGCTCAACAATTTGGCCGACCCGGGTACGATCAAGTAATTCTTGGTGTTGACACGCAAGAGTACACAATAAATTTAGTGCCAGGATACATTCCAGTAATTCCATACACTGCTACAGTTGATACAGTGAATATGCCATTTGAAGTAGTCAATGCCACTTCTGCCGGGCAGACTTATGTCTATGAGCCGCCTCCATTGCCAAATGGTCAATTTAATGTTTTATTTAGAAATGATCAGCTAGGATATTCTAGTGCTAACACTGGCTTTTTCTTCTTGTTCAAACAAGGTGTATTGCAAAATCAAGATTTTAATTTAGCCGAGAGAATTAGCAATCGTGCTGTAAACATTAATATTGAAGGTGTTAACAACACCGATGTTTGGCTATATCAACTTGACAACACAGGAAATATTTCTAGTTTCTGGAAATATGTACAAAGTGTATATGCCGCTGCCGCAGAACAACTTGCTCCGGGTACAAGAGATATTTACAGTATTGCTAGTCGCACCAATGATCAAATCACCTTAAACTTTGGCGACGGCATATTCAGTACCATTCCAGTAGGAACCTTCCGCGCCTATGTTCGCGCTTCCAATGGATTGACCTATATTATTAATCCAGTTAACATGCAGTCAGTTACGGTGCCTATCAGTTATGTTAGTCGTACTGGACAAATTGAAACATTAACATTTACCTGCGGTATTACTACACCGGTGACCAATGCTCAGGCCCGTGAAACTATTAATGAAATTAAACAACGAGCACCGGCTCAATACTATACACAAAATCGTATGGTCAACGGTGAAGACTATACAAACTTTCCGTTTACACAATACAACAGCATTCTTAAAAGTACCGCATTAAATCGTGCAAGTATCGGAACCAGTCGGTATCTTGATCTAATCGACGGTACTGGCAAATATTCTAGCACCAATATTTTTGCCGATGATGGAGCATTGTATGAAGTTAATGCCTTGCCTACATTCCAGTTTAGTTGGTTAACCACAACTGATATTTCTAATGCTGTAACTAATCAAATTGATCCATTGGTATTACGGGCTGGCCTCAAACAATTTTATTATGCTAATTTTGTTAGACCAAATTTATCAGTATTAAACTATACATGGCATCAGAGTACAGTTATTACCAACGAGACCACTGGCTATTTTCAAAATGCAGCTGGAGACCCAGTTCCGGTAGGATCGTATGCTAGTAATAATGCTAGATATATTCTTGAAGGATCTCTGGTCCAATTTGCCGCACCCACTGGATATTATTTTGCCGCAGACAACGGGTTAGTAGCCGGGGTACCATCTGGCCCCAATGAAAAACTTACAATCTGGGCAAGTCCCACAGCGGTGTATTTGTCAGGAACTAATCAAGGCCTGGGCAATTTACCCAGCGGAGTTGGCCCTGTAGTATTAAACAATTTTGTACCAACTGGGGCAATTCCAGTACAAGTAATTCCTGTGTTTGTAACAGATATTCCGTCAGCTGTACAACAAAGTATTGTTAGTCAAATTTATCTAAATCAAAATTTTGGTCTTGGCTATAATAATCTTACTGATACTTGGTATGTTATTACCTCTAATAATCTTGCTGTTGATGCAACATTTAGTTTGGCCAACGCACAAAATACCAGTGGTACTAATCTTGATGCTAGTTGGTTAATACAAGCAACCTATAACGGATCCACTTACACTGTGGTTTCAAGATCATTAAATTATTATTTTGGTAGTGTACTAGAAACAAGATTTTTCTTTTATACCAATCAACCAATCTACGACAGTAGAACCGGCACAGTAATTAGAGATTATGTAAATGTATTAAGAATTAACACGCAGCCAGATAGTAATAGTCCAATGCCATCCGACAATGTGTTGACCATTATCAATCAACCTATTTTAAGCGATGGTCTTGTCGACGACTTTCAGGTCGAAGTCAGCTTTGCATCAATTGGTGGTGACTTAACTCCTGTAAACCCAGATTTCTTTAATGACATTGTGGCACCCGGTGTTAATGCCAACGAAAAATTAGTGTTTTTTCAAGCCACTGTGGATTTTGATAATTTACAAAGATATTTGTTAGTTAATGCTGGCACAGTTAATAGTGAGTATCCAACTATGGCTACCATCCAAGCAGCNCAAACTCAATACACCACCGGCACAATATTTTATGCTTACCAAGATCAAGTATTTTACACGCTAGGATTAGATTCGTTAGGCAATCCTACGCTCACAGTTAATACTTCGTTTGTAGCGCAAACTGGCCGACAAGGATTGTCATTCCAATATAGACATAATAGTCCGTTAACCAGCCGCATTGATCCTGGATCCACAAACATTATTGATCTGTATGTAGTTACCAATGCTTACTATACTGCCTATCAAAACTGGTTAAAAGATTCCACTGGCACTGTGGCAAAGCCATCAGCACCTACCTTGGATGACTTAACTACTGCATACCAAGGCTTACAGAATTATAAAATGATTTCAGATAATATGATTCTTAATTCGGTTGACTTCCAACCATTATTCGGTCAAAAGGCCGACTCGGCACTACGGGCTACAATTAAAGTTATACGAAATAGTCAAAGCACTGCAAGTGTAAGTTCCATACAAAGTTTAGTTATAGCCAACATGGATGCATATTTCAGTTTAGATGCATGGAACTTTGGAGATACTTTTTACTTTAGTGAACTGGCAGCCTACATACATCAAAATATTGGCGACATAGTAAGTTCTGTAGTTTTAGTTCCGCTGGACCCGCAAAAGAGTTTTGGTGACTTATACGAAATAAGATCAGCACCTAATCAAATTTTCTGCAACGGTGCAACAGTCAACGACGTTCAAGTAATCACAGCACTGACCAGTGCTAATCTACAAACTGCACCCGGAAGTGGAGTAATTTAATGGCAACTTCAAGTACACAAATTCGTACTGTAGATTTTTTACCAGAAATATTTCAAACCCCAGTTAACAAACAGTTTCTGGCTGCAACCCTTGATCAACTAGTTCAAGAGCCACGGTTCAAACAAACACAAGGGTATATTGGACAAAAGATTGGACCTGGCGTCAACGCCAATGACAAGTATGTTATTGAGCCAACTGCGGTTCGCAACAATTATCAATTAGAACCGGGCGTTGTACAAATTGATCCTACTGACTCTCATAAAATTGTTGATGCAATTACCTATCCTGGTATCACCGATGCATTAAATGTACAAGGCGCCGTGACAACTAATCCTCAGGCATTATACACCAGTGATTACTATACTTGGGATCCGTTTGTTGACTTTGATAAATTTGTAAACTATGCACAATATTACTGGCTGCCACGCGGCCCACTAGCAGTAGATATATCCTCAGAAGGCTTTCCACTAACTGATAATTTTACCGTAACTAGAAACAACGGCTACTATACTTTTTCTGGTTACTCTGGTAATAATCCAGCAATTACCCTGGTTCGCGGCGGCAATTATAATTTTAATGTTGCACAAAATAGTCAAGCCTCAATAGAATATCGCGTCACTAATAATNCAACTAGCTGGGCAATTGATTTTGAGTCTAACCCCACACTCACNTTGGTGCGAGGGAATACCTANACATTTAATCTTACACAAACTGTTCCACTAGCATTTTGGATTAAAACTGAATTAAGTNTTGGTACAACAAATATATGGAGTAGTGGAGTATTCAACAATGGNGCCTCATCTAATTTAATTACATTCACAGTGCCACAAGATGCACCCGACACATTGTATTATTGTAATGACACCCAATATAATTTCCGTGGCCAGTTTAACATTGTCGACGGGACGCCCGGCACTGGCCCAGGATTTTGGATTCAAACAGACCCTGGTGTTAATGGGCGTATTCCAGCGACTCCAAACATTAGCAGTAGAGATGTTTTAGGTGTTGTTAATAATGGCGAGGACCTCGGCACAGTTACTTTTAATGTTCCACTTGCGACCGCACAAGATTTTTATTACAACTTGCCAAGTATTGGCACAGTTGATTTAGTTACCACCTTAAATTTTGATCAAATAAACAATCAGTTTTTAGGCCCATTTTTTGAAGCTAATCCCAACGGAATTGATGGCATTACGAATTTAAATAATCGCACTGTTGTTTTTATAAATGACAATACGGATCCGGAGTCGGGCGGATGGCAACAAACTACATTCTTTGATCCATTATCTAATGCTGGCAACGTAGTTAGTGGAGTGGGGTCATTTGATTCTACTACTTTTGATCAAAATACTCTGATTACCGATCCTGCCATACAATTTAGTGTTTGGCAAATACAATATCTAACCGACACAAACGGCAATCAATATATTTCGTTAAACAGTATTGAACAAATTAGTAATCTAAATAAATTTTCTATTTTATTTGGCTCTGAGTATGCCAGTACTGGTTGGTATAAAAATTCGTCTGGATTATTTGAACAAATTCCATTATTAACTGCAACTAAAAATGTATTGTTCTACCAAGACGGCACAGATCCTAATTTATTTGGACAAATTAATATTATTGATGAATCGTTGTCGTCATCTATCGATATTGCAACAATTATTGGCTCCTCCACCTATACTAGTCCTAATGGAGTAACATTTAGTAACGGAATGAAAGTTGTATTTCGTGGTAATGTAATTCCTGATAGCTATCAAAATAACGAATACTATGTTGAAGGGGTAGGTACTGCTATTCGATTATTGCCTGTGATTAATTTTGTCACCCCAGAAACTTATACAGAAAGTACCAGTGTTCCTTACGATAGCACACCATATGATTTTGGTAATTTTGATGCGTCATTAAATCAACCTATAGTTCCAGACTATCTTACTATAAATCGTGCGGCACCCGATCTTGACCCGTGGTCAAGGAGTAATCGCTGGTTCCATATTGATGTTATTAATGCGTCGGCTGCTTATAACAATACAACACCAGTTCTTGATAACAATTTCCGTGCAGCAAGACCAATTTTAGAATTCCGCGCCGGCACTCGGTTGTTTGATTTTGGCACCAACGGTAAACAACCAGTTAACATTATTGATTTTACACAACTAGACGCATTAAGCACAATTAATGGTGGCACTGGATATAGTACAGACGGATACACTCTCATTAACGGATCTACAATTATTTTTGCTGCAGACTTAGATCCTATTGTAAGACGAACAATTTATCAGGTGCAATTTATTACTCCCGATACTGTTCCGCCATTGATTGCTGAACCAATCATTATATTAACTCCGACTGCTGATAGCCCAGCATTAATTGATCAGAATGTGGTAATCTTAGATGGTAATACTCAGCAAGGCATTAGCTATCGTTGGGACGGCGTGACCTGGGTTAAGACTCAACAAAAGACACAGGTTAACCAACCACCACTGTTTGACATATACGATTCAAACGGAATAAGTTTTGGGGATCCGGTAACTTATCCTAGTACCACCTTTAGAGGAAGTCCACTGTTCAGTTATGCCATTGGTGATGTTGCACCAGACTTAGTTCTGGGATTTCCAATAACCTATTTGAGTTTGACTAACATCGGCGACATTGTTTTTGATAATAATCTTTACGCTGATTCTTTTAATTATACCATTAATCAAACCGGCCAAATTGTACCATTGAGCTCTGGATTTGTTAGACAATATAGCGACCGTATTAATTTTGTCAGAGAGATTGGCTGGCAAACAGCCGTTACCCCAAGTCTAATTAGACAGCAGTTCCAATTTACCTATGATGGTAGTCCGCTGTTACTTGATGTTGCGGTTAATGCAAATACAACTGTTCCTGCGGTGCAAATATTTGTTAATTCTACTTTCCAAGAATCATACAATTATACGGTGGTTGTCGGAACAAACACAACTACAATTAATTTGTTGACTGCTTATGTGCCAGGCGACGTAATTGAAGTCTTGGTACTCAGTGATCAAACTAGTGCCGCTGCATTTTATGAAGTTCCAATTAATTTGGAAAACAATCCGTTCAATGGAAATAGTAAACAATTTACCCTAGGTACAATACGCAATCATTATAGTACCATTGCTGAAAATCTTATTCCGTTGTCGGGACCTGTAATTGGTGCTAATAATACTCGCGACCTTGGCAACATTGTTCCTTATGGTTTACAAATTCTACAACAAAGTTCGCCGCTGACACTAACTGGCTACTTTATGCGCGATGCTAATTACGATATATTTGGCGCCCTGGATTATAACAGTCGTGAATACATTAAATTTAAATCATTACTGTTACAGGCTGTAACTACTTTTGGTATTGCCGATTATGGTAACTGGACAGTTGCTCAATTATTAGATGCGGCCATAGCTCAAATTAATTTGGGCGATACCAACATGAGTCCGTTTTACTGGAGTGACATGTTGCCCACCGGTCCAGTGTTTACATCAACCAGCACAACGGTTACAGCAATTACCACCTCAAGATTTAATACCACACAGACTTATAGTTTTACAGAATCAAACTATCAAGGATTATTAGTATATCTTAATAATGTATTGTTAACACGCGAGTATGATTATGTAGTATCTGTTGATAGTCCTGTGTTAACTATTACGGTGCCATTGTCAGTTGGCGATGTGGTTACTGTCAATGAATACACTGATACCGCTGGAAATTTTGTACCCAACACTCCGACTAAATTAGGCTTGTATCCTAAGTACCGACCAGAAATTTTCCTAGATGATGATTATGTAAATCCTACTCCGGTGATTCAAGGTCACGACGGATCGATCACTGTGGCGTTTGGTGACATACGAGATCAAGTATTGTTGGAATTTGAAACTAGAATCTTTAGCAATCTTAAAAATGATGGTAACCCTCCTCCACTTACTGCCGAGGATGTTATCCCTGGATATTTTAGAACTACAGATTATACACAAACAGAAATTAATCAAATACTAGGTGAAACTTTCCTTAGCTGGGTCGGATATAACAAATTAGATTATACAGCACAAACTTTTATTGCCNACAACGAATACACTTACAATTATAGTCAAGCTGGTAACAAACTTGACGGTGCTCCGTTACTAGGAGCATGGCGCGGAATTTATCGTTACTTCTATGATACCCTAACTCCAAACATCACACCATGGGAAATGTTGGGCTTTAGCGAAATGCCTGTATGGTGGGAAACCCGATATGGCCCCGGGCCGTATACCAGCGACAACTTAGTACTCTGGGGCGATCTAGAATTGGGATTAGTTGCCGACCCTGCGGCTCCCTATATCAAACCTAATTATGCTCGTCCTGGGTTAACATCGGTTATTCCAGTAGACAGTCAAGGCAATCTAATACCGCCACTACAAAGTGTAGCAGGGAAATTCAACCCTAATGGATTTGTTAAGAGTTGGGTCGTTGGTGATGGCGGGCCAGTAGAAGCTAGCTGGTGGATGAGTAGTAGCTATCCGTTTGCAGTTATGCGTTTATTAGCATTGACTCGTCCTGCAGAATTCTTTAGTTTATTTGCCGATCGCGATTTGTATCGTTACAGTACAGAATTTGATCAGTACCTATACAACGGTCGTTATAGAATAGATCCAGCAAGTATTCAAGTCTACGGCAATGGTGTTAGCAAGGCAAGTTATATCGATTGGATTGTTGATTATAATCAGCAACTGGGATTAAACAGTACAGATGCATTGACTACCGACCTGTCAACTCTTGATGTGCGATTATGTTATCGTGCCGCATCCTTTGTAGCCCAACAAAATTTAAATGTCTACTTAGAAAAATCTAATCCAAATAGTAATAATTCTACATTACTAATACCACCAGAAAGTTATAATTTAGTATTATATAAAAATCAACCATTTGATGAAATAGTTTATAGTTCGTTAATTGTAGAAGTTGGTGAGGACGGGTACACCATTTATGGCTATAGCAGTTATCAACCATATTTTCCAATTTTGTCCAGCAAGATTAACGGCAATACGCAGACACTAACTGGCGGAAACATTTCCGTTACAGTACCAAGTCAGTATTCTGATAGCATTGTACAGATTCCATATGGTTATACATTTAGTAATCTCACCAGCACTGTTGATTTTATATTAAGTTATGGTGCATATCTTGCCAGTCAAGGAATGTCCTTTACTCAGATAGAAAATGGCTATGTTCTTAATTGGCAACAAATGGCCCAGGAGTTTTTATATTTTGCCAACCAAGGTTGGGCTCCAGGAACCATTATTAATTTAAATCCAGCGGCCACGGAAGTATCTGCCCTTAGACCTGGATCTATTGTTGATAGTATTGTAATCTATACTCCTGAAAATATGTTGTTAGATCAAAACCGCCAACAATTTAAGTCCAAAAATTTAGTCATTCAACGCGAAGGTGATGCATTTACAGTACGTCCAGCACCTGGTGGAAGTCAAACTATCAGTTTCCTACAATTAAAATTTACCGATTATGAAGATATGATTGTGTTTGATAACACAACTATTTTCAATGATTTAATGTATGATCCTATTACAGCTGAAAGACAAAATCGGTTGATGATGAAGGCCGCTACATCGACGCAGTGGGACGGCACATTAAATGCTCAAGGATTTATTTTAAATCAAAATAATGTCATAGCATGGTCACCTAACACCAAATACACCAAAGGTGACATTGTTATCTATAAAAATAGTTATTGGCAAGCCTCTACTATTGTACAGCCCAAAGAAAAGTTTGAATATGCTGATTGGTATAAGAGTAATTACGATCGAATTCAACAAGGACTATTACAGAATTTAGCCAACAAGGCTGATCAACTGGCCAACAGTTACAATGTACAAACGGCTAACCTTAATGGCGCCAACGATTTATTGGCATTTGGATTAATTGGATTCCGTCCTCGTCAGTACATGGTTGATTTAAATTTAGACAGCGTAAGTCAAGTTAATTTGTATCAGCAATTTATTAAAACTAAAGGTAGTTTACAAGCGGCNGATTTGTTTACACAGGTTAATTTTAACAAAGAAACTGGTCAATATAATATCTATGAAGACTGGGGAATCTTAGTTGGAACATACGGTGCCAACGCCAACCGTAGTTGGTTTGAAGTGAATTTAAATGCGGCATTGTTAACTGGAAATCCTAGCACAGTTCAAATTGTTGTTCCAGGCGAAACCTCGGGTGCCAATCAGGCTATATTGTTAAGTGACCTCTGGAGTGAAAGTTATAAAATTCCAAACACAGATATATTGCCAACAACCTACACAAGGAATTTAGACACAGCACTTCCGTCGGCTGGTTATGTAAATCTTAACGATGTAGATATCACTGTATTCAATCTTAATGATCCAAGCACAATTGCTGCCAAATTAAGCACAATCGGTAACGGTACAAGCATCTGGGTAGCACAAGATAATAGTTATAGTTGGAATATCTATCAGTGTGTACAAGTACCAGGACGACTGAACCAACTAACTGATAATCTCAACGGCACAAGCATAGCNCAATTTTCTGGATTAACCACAGGACTATCAGTTGGTGATTTAATAATTATTCGTTACTTTGATTCATCAGTAGATGGCGTTTATCGTGTACTATCACTGCCTAGTATAAATTCTGCGGTGATTGAATTTGCTTTTACTAATTTGAATAAAACGTCAATAACTGGAACTGGCATTGTATTCCATTTACAGACCATGCGTGTATCGCAGGCCAGTGATGTAGTCAACTTACCGTATGCCAATGATTTAGTTCCCGGTGCCACAGCCTGGGTAGATAACAACGGATCTGGCCATTGGGAAGTAATACAAAAACAAAAAGTATTTACTGAGATAAGCGCCCTGTCGGCTACTACACTCGATGCAGATTCATTATACGGGTATAGTTTAGCCCAAGCCACTAATCATTATTCTTTATTAGTTGGCGCACCCGGCAACAATTCTGGAGTGGGCTCATTATACACTTATAGACGAGACAATACTACCCAGACGTATATTAACAATAATGAACTAACACTTGCTGCTACCGATGTTCTTGGATTCGGTAATGCTGTAGACTTTGGTAAACAAGCATGGGCGGTAGTCGGTGCCAGTGCTAGTAACGCAGGCGCAGGTTATGCAGTCATGCTATATCAACCGCCAGCAACAAATGATTTTATAGAAGTACAACTATTAGTGGCACCCGATTACTATAACGATGCATACAATTTTGGATCGTCTACAGTTATTAGCGATGACGAACAATGGATGTATATTGGTGCTCCTGGCGGCAATTTAGTATATGCCTATGGTAAGGTTGAAATTCCGGTAGAAACAATAAGTTATGTTGGCAACGGGGTAACTGCAACATTTACCTATGTTGATAATATTACAATCAACTCAACTTTTCCAGATCAACTAACGGTTACAGTCGATGGAACTATATTAACATATGGCGTTGATTATGTTATAAACACAAATCTTGTCCAGTTATTTGTAGCACCGGCTGCCGGACAAACAGTGGTAATTGCTCGTACCGTTGCTGTTCAATTATCTTATAGCGTTCCAACTTTCTCACTAGAACAATATTTGTACACCGCTACTAATATTGATTCGTTTACTGTTCGTGTTAATGGTATTATACAAAGACCATATATCGATTATACATTTAGTGGTGTGGACATTACCTTTGTAACTACGCCAACAGTTGGTGCCACCATTGCTATTACTGCAGGAACTTACTGGCAGTATATTAATAGTATTACTGTTCCTGGTATCGATGCTGGGGCTAAATTTGGTACCAGTATAACTTGTGGTACCGATGGCCGCCAGATTTTAATTGGTGCTGTTCGCGATACTGCCACAGACAGCAATGGCAACACTGTCAGCCACGGCGGATCAGTATATGCATTTGATCGTAGCGTGGTCAGATACATTATNACNGATGCTACACAAACTACCTATGCTATCCCNGGANCATACACCGATCCTATAGCAGTAATACTTAATAATCAATNCTTAACCAACACCGCTCAATATATCAATGGACAATTTACTGTTAGTGGGGCNGACATTATACTATCAAGCTCGGTAGTACTAACTGTGGGCGATATGTTAGAAATTGAAACTAATCAGTTCCAACAGATTCAAAAGATTGTTGAAAAAACAGTATTTGATGAATCGGCATTTGGTCAAGCGGTAGATATCTGCCCTAATAATTGTAGTGTGTACATTGGCGCACCATTAGAAGGCGGATTAATTCCACAAGCTGGATTGGCACAACGTCAAGTAAATCAATCTAGAATATACGGGGTAATTACGTCAACCGTGGCTAATCCAATATTAACCCCAGGCGATACTATTCGTATTAATGACTCGTTGGTTACAGTACCCGATACTACTATACAGTCGTTGATTACAGCAATTAACACTTCCGGAATACCAAATGTTGTTGCAACAGCAACCCCAGATGTAACCCTGTATGGCGATGGCTCAACTAAAATATTTGACATTGGCAATATTTACTCAGCCGCAGGTGCGTATACTTCTATAGTATATCTTGATGATGTATTACAAATAGCCAATCCTACTNGTGGATACACCTATACCTATACCAATGCCACACAACAAATATCATTTGTAACGGCTCCGGCAATGGGTAGCATTATTAAAGTTATATCCGGTAGAATGACTGTTAGTGTTATTAATGCTACTGCTGCAGCTACATTTAACAAACTCACAGTACTACCGGGAGTCTCTGGCACAGCATTTGCAGATATTGGATTTACAACCTATGCCTACACGCAGACTATTGTCAGTCCTAATCCTACACCATATGCTCAATTTGGTACTGCATTAAGTATTAATACCAATGCTTCGAGTTTAGTAGTAGGAGCACCCAATGGCAATGTATACGAGCCAACTACCTTTGATGCTGGCCAAACTTATTTTGATGAACATAGCACAACTTTCTTTAATCAAGTTGACAACAGCGGAGTNGCCTACACATTTGATTACCTNCCTAGCTCGTCTNATTCGTTGTCAAATCCTGGACAGTTTGTATTTGGTCAGCAGATATATAATAATNATTTAGAAACTAATGATCTATTTGGTGTTGCTGTAAACTACCGCAATAATCGGTTAGTTATTGGATCTCCTGGTCAGGANGCCGATGAAGATTATGATATAGATTATGATGTTACTGTGTTTGACAACTCCAACGATGTACCATCTTGGACAATAATACACACTCAGCAACCAGCAGTCGATATTGAATTAATTAATTCTGTTTACTCGTTTGATAAACTATTAAACAGCACACAAACTTATTTTGATTTTATTGATCCATTACAAGGCAAGATCCTTGGCGTGGCCCGTAGAAACATAGACTACATAGGCGCAGTAGATCCAGCAAACTATAATGCCGGTAGTATACACAACATTGGTACCAGCTGGGGGGCAGCCCACGTAGGAGAAATTTGGTGGAGTACCTATACCGTTAGATTTATTGAACCTAGCCAAGATGACATTACCTATGCCAGCCGCCGCTGGGCACAGACCTTCCCTGGTAGTAGCATTGACATTTATCAATGGATAGAAAGTTCTGTACCACCGGCCAGCTATACCGGCCCAGGAACACCATTTAGTACAATTAGTTACACAGTAACATCATCGTTGAACAACTCCGGTGTGTTTGTCACTAATTACTATTTCTGGGTCACTGGTCTTGCTACTATTAACACCACCGCAGGTAAAACTTTAAGTACTAATGGTATTGCCGGTTATATATTAAATCCGTTAAGTAGTGGGCTTCCATATATTGCTCCATTGAGCGCCAATACCGTTGCTTTATACAATGCCAAGGGATTATTATCGGCTAGAGACACAATATTACACGTCGAGTACAATCGTCAAGCTGATGGCAGTACCGGAGATACACATACCGAATATGCATTTATTGCCGACGGTCGTCCCGACTCATTCTTAAATGCAAATTTATATCGTAAACTGTTGGATAGTTTCTCTGGTCAAGATACTGTGGGTAACCTTGTTCCGGACCCATTGCTCAGCCCAGGTCTGCAATATGGTGTAGAATTCCGTCCTCGCCAGAGTATGTTTGCTGACAGATTTACTGCTTTACAAAATTATTTAGGCAGAGCCAACACAATATTGGCACAATATCCTATTAGCGAAACTCGTAGTTTTAATTTACTAAACAGCAGTGAGCCCACTCCTGCAGCCAATTCGGGTGCCTGGGATTATGCAGTACCGAATCTTGAAATATTGTACTATCAAAATCTTGCCATTGTTCCACTGGGCTATCTATATTTGGTAGAATCAGACAGCAGTCAAAACGGTCGCTGGACCATTTATGTAGTAGCGCAGGGCTTTGTCCCAGGCACACGAGTTTTAAATTTAGTCCAAGTACAAACCTATGACACTCCGCTGTATTGGGATTATATTAATTGGTATCTCCCAGGTTATAATAGTTCAGTACAACCATTGGTTACTGTGGCAAATACTGCCGGACTACAAGCTCTGAGCATATCACAAGTACCGATCGGAAGTAGTGTAAAAGTCACTGCTAACGGGCAAGGCAAGTATGAAATTTATCTTAGAACTGGTATAAGTTCAGTTACTGGATGGCAACGAGTTGGCCTNNAAGATGGTACAATTGAATTTAAAGAAGAGTTATGGAATTATTCTGTAGGTAAATTTGGCTTCGATGTTCAAGTATTTGATGCACAGTATTTTGATCAATATCCAGCAATCGAAACCCGTCAAATTATTCGAGCTATTAATGAAGAATTGTTTATTGACGATTTGTTAATAGAACGCAACCAATCGTTAATATTAATGTTTAAATTTATCTATTCAGAATTCAATAGCCCTTACTGGTTAATGAAAACTAGTTACATCGAAGTTGATCATGTGATTCGTGGATTAGAGCCATTCCAACTTTACCAGCCAGACAATCAAACTTTTGTGCTAGATTACCTACAAGAGGTTAAACCATACCATGTACAAACTCTTTCATTTAACTTAATATATGATGGCATAGATACTTGGCCCGGATTGCCAACTGACTATGATGTTCCAGCCTACTGGGATTCAACTTTAGAAATTCCACAATTTGTAAGTCCGGTGTTAACTCCTTATACATTGTCGAGTAGTTTAGTAGAATCTACTGTTAGTGATGCAGCAGCTACTGCTCAAGTTTGGCTTGAGCAACCGTGGAGTGAATGGTTTAATAATTATCTGTTAGGCATACAAGGAGTTACTGTTGCCAACGGTGGCTCTGGATATACAATACCGCCCGAGGTTATTGTTACAGGAACTTGTGTAGCTCCTGCCCAAATGACCGCAGTTATTAATAGTGCAGGACGAGTTGTGGCTGTTAATATTATTACCCCAGGTAGTGGATATAGTACCACCGCCACAATAACATTAACCGGTGGCAACGGTACAGGTGCAATTGCTGTGGCGCAAATGGGCAACGAGTTAGTTCGCTCAATTAAAACTACAATTAAGTACGATCGTTATCAATACGCATCAACCATTATTGATTGGGAACCCAATGTTACATATACTGAAGGAACGCAAGTTCGTTGGTCAAATATTGTATGGGCAGCCAACAGCACAGTATCTGGCCCGGTGTTTATACCCGACGAGTGGACCAGAGTAGTTGCCAGCACACTAAGTGGTGTTGACCGAACTATGGGCTATTATGTTCCTGGGCCAAATATGCCAGGATTAAGTTTACCGTTATTAATCGATGGTGTTGAATATCCCGGCGTACAAGTAACTGCGCCAACGTACAGCCAAAATTCTGGATTTGATGTTGGTAATTTTGACATCAACCCATTTGATAATTTTGCACTTGACGCAGTTGGTCGCCCAACCTACGACCCTGCTATTCTAGATGTTAGATATTCTAGCGCATATCTTGACCCGTATCTAGGCACACGAGCCACAGATATCAATGTCGACGGTGGCAAATATATAGATGTATTCAGTAGCTATGCACCAGAGGAATTAGTACCCGGTAGTGAATTTGATACTTTAGACATGCGAGTTTATACTCGCCCTGGCGCAGATTGGCTACAGCGTGGTCACGGGTTCCCTGAGGCAACTTACAAATTTATATTTGATTCTCTTACTCCTACTGTAAGTTTTGCCAATGTGCAGCCATATCCTGTGCAGATAACAGTATCAAATCAAACACAAGGCACAGCTCTCACTCTTGATTATGGATATACGGTTGATTGGGCTAACCAAACAATTACCGTGATTGCCAATGCTAACGCCGGCGATGTTATAGTAATTACAGTATTTGAATTAGGTGGCGGTAATCAACTTTATAAACAAGTGTATAACGGCGCCGATGTTGTAGATACTATTACTGTTCCGGTGACCTATAGCGAAATACAAGAATTTGCTATTTTTGTTAATGGTGTGGTCTTGGTTGAGAATACCGATTACACTTACCAATCTATTTTGGATAGTAATCAAACTCAAATTAATTTTGTGTCAACATACACTAGCACGGATTTTATTAGTTTGGTTGCAATTGGCCCAACAACCGTTAATTCCACCACAATAAATTATAGCTGGAGTGCCCCACAAACACAGGTTATTATCGGTGATGGCGCTTTAAGTTTTACACTTAATAATAGTTTAGTTTATAATAATCCTGATAGTATAGTTGTTACTGTAAACGGTGCCCGTGCAAGAACAGCAGCTGGCATTAACTGGATAGGTGATGATAGTACTGTTGAATATCAGTTGCCAGCAAGACTTGGATTTAGTGAATCGTTGATTGCCGATAATCAGGTGCATGTATATGTAAACAATATTCCACAAGTCCTAAGTACAGATTTTATAGTTACTCCGTATTCAGCTGGTGTACGCACAGTATTATTCACAACCGCGCCAGCAGCTGGTCAACAAATTTTAATTTATGTATTAACAAATGCCCAATGCTATGTTGATGATGACCAACTGGTGTTTAACGCCAGTGGAGGATTAGTCCCAGGTATTGGTGCAGTGATTGATGTAACTACCTGGAATGATCCTCGCCAACAGGCCATTTTAACACAGTGTTTTGTGGGCCCGGTCACACAAGGTATTACTGCAAATGAACCATACGACACAACAGACTTTGATGTCGGTACTGTCACTGATGATCCAGGAAGCTACGATTACACCGCGGGAGTAATTGTAACTGTCAATGACATTGATCTTGGAACCGCAATACTTAATCCCAATCGGTTGTTGGTGTCATTAAACGGCCGTCAGTTGTTTTATGGCATTAACTTTACAATAAGTGGAACACAATTAATATTAACATCTGGATTGTTAAAAATAACCGATGTCCTTATGGTAACACAATTTACAAACTTTGTAGTACCAGAAGCTATGGCATTTAGAATTTTCCAGGATATGCGTGGAGTACAGGCTACTTACCGCATTACCACTGATACCACAACCACAACAACTCAACCAGTTTTAATTACAGATGACACCATTTATGTTGCCAACGCCGGTGCGCTAGTTGACCCAGCATTGGATGACAATATCTGGGGAGTATTAACTATTGACGCAGAAAGAATTATGTATCGCTATAGAGATACTGGTACCAATACCGTTAGTGGGCTGTTAAGAGGTACAGCTGGCACCGCAGTGGCGCCACACGCATCCAGCGCAACCGTTTATAACATGGGACGCGGTAATTTATTGCCAGCAGATTATCAAAATTACATTGTAAGTGCTACTATATTAGCCGATGGGTCAACTGTTATATTTGACGCTACAGATATTACTACTACCGAAAATGATGCGATTGAGGTTTATGTTGGTGGAATTCTAGTAGTAACTGGATATACTATTACTGCTGATAGTCCAGTGAGCATCACATTTGATACTGCACCGCCAGATGGTGTCGATGTTACTATATTAATACGACGCGGAGTAACTTGGTATGCACCCGGCATTAGTACCCCTAGCGACGGTAATCCTCTACAAGAAACCGAAACGATAGCTGCAAGGTTTTTACGGGGACTATAACCAAGGTAAATAAAATATGACCGAACCTATCATGCCAAAACAACCTACTCCAGCTGCGAAACTTGCGGCCAAAAGACCCAACGAAACTGGCGCTATGTCAGTTGAAGGATTTATTAGAATTTTTGATCCTGCCACTAAAAAAGTATTTGTGGAGAAAAGAGCATGATTCCAACAAGTCTCTATGTCAAAAAACATAACAAAACAGGTAAACTTTATTTTGGAAAAACTGTATCAGTTGATCCAGTAGTATATTCAGGGTCTGGTCTTTATTGGTCAAGGCATTTGAATGAGCACGGCAAAGACGTTAGTACTGTGTGGCATAAATTATTTACAGAAGAATCAGATATTTTTGAGTTTGCAACATTTTTCAGCGAGTTTTTTGACGTTGTCCATAGTAATGATTGGGCAAATTTGGTTCCTGAAACAGGTTTAGACGGTTTTCCACCAGGTGGAAAAATGCCTCCAAGATCTGAGACACACAAGAAAAACTGGTCTGACAGCAAAAAAGGATGGATTCCATCGATTGAAACAAAAAAAATATGGTCGAAACAAAGAACTGGAGCAACAGTATCTGACAAAACTAAAGAGCTTTGGAAAAAAAACGGTCGTGATGCCTTGTGCAATTTAGATTGGATAATTACTACTCCAGACGGCATCGAACATTTAGTTAATGG